GGGAGCTTCCTATTGCTAGTGGGTATGCTACCGGAATCTTCTACGGAGACATCGTTGCTGTTGTCGCCGCTGGAACGATTGAAAAAATGGGCGCAGTCGGAACTAATGCTGCGCCTTTCACTGCTGGCACTATCGGTGTATTCATGGGTTGTTCTTACACAGACTCAACTCAAGGGTTCATTCAGCGTCAGTCTTGGCCCGCTGGTCAAGTAGCATCAGACGCTCAGGCGTATATTGTTGATGATCCAACTGTTCGTTTTCAAATTCAAGCTGATGGTCAAGTGCCTCAAGCTGATTTGCATCAGAACATGGCGATCAATCAAAATGCTGGAAGCACCTTTGATGGTAACTCTGGTATCTCTTTAGATATCGCCACTAAAAACACAACCGACACAATTGCCTTTAAGATTGTTGGTTTTGTTGATGCGCCCGGCTCAACAGTAAATGATGCGTTTACTGATGTGATCGTTAAGTTTAACCCCAAGTCCCATTCGATGACGAATGGTACTGGTATTTAAGGAGTATAAACAATGGCTATTTCTCGCGCCCAGCTCCTTAAAGAGCTATTACCCGGTCTGAATGCTTTGTTTGGTATCGAATATGGTAGATACGAAGATGAACATGCAGAAATTTATGAAACTGAATCATCAGAGCGTAGCTTTGAAGAGGAAGTTAAATTGTCTGGCTTTGGTGCAGCTCCCGTAAAAGCGGAAGGTTCTGCCATCTCATATGACAACGCACAGGAATCATTCACTGCGCGTTACAACCATGAGACTGTTGCGATGGGTTTCTCCATCACAGAAGAAGCTATGGAAGACAATCTGTATGACTCTTTGTCTGCACGTTATACCAAGGCTCTTGCCCGTGGCATGGCTTACACCAAGCAAACTAAGGCTGCTTCTTTGTTGAACACAGGCTTCACCACCTTTAACTCAGGTGATGGCGTCACATTGTTTAACACAGCGCATCCTACAGTTCAGGGCACCACAAACGCTAACCGCCCTGCAACTGACGCTGATTTAAATGAAACTTCACTTGAGCAAGCTGTTATTGATATTGCTGCGTTTACTGATGAACGTGGTTTGTTGATTGCTGCTCGCCCTCGTAAGCTTATCATTCCACCAGCGTTAATGTTTGTTGCAACTCGCTTGTTGGAAACAACCCAGCGTGTTGGTACAGCAGATAATGATATCAACGCACTTAACTCAAACGGGTCTATCCCAGAGGGTTATGCGGTGAACCACTATCTGACAGACAATGATGCCTTCTTCATCACAACTGATGTGCCTAATGGGTTAAAGCACTTTGTTCGTACTGCTATGCAAACAGGCATGGATGGTGACTTTGATACTGGTAACGTGCGCTACAAAGCGCGTGAGCGTTACAGCTTTGGTGTATCAGATCCATTGGGAATGTATGCTTCTCGCGGAGCATAAAGTATGCTATAAGGTGGGTACTTCATGTATTCTCCTCATGTATAACTCAGGGGCAGCTTCGGTTGCCCCTTTCTTTTTGTTTAAATATCTAGTATTGTATATGCATCCCTGACAAACACATGGTGTGTTTGACTAACCCAGACAGGAGATCAACATGGGTACTACTACTTTTTCTGGTCCTATACGGGCTGGCAACATTCGCAACACAACGGGCACTACTGTTGGGTCAGACATAGCAAACGTAGGTTATGTTGTAATGACTCAACAACATGTAATGGATATTTCTGGCGGCGCTGTCGCAGCAGAAGCCACAAATGTAGTAATCCCTGCCAACTCAAAAATCGTAGATATAATTATTGATTTAGAAGTGGCTGCTAACACCACGACAAATATTAGTGTTGGTGATACTGTAGGCGGTGCAGCGACTCTCGTTAATGCTGTCGCTTCTGGAACTACTGTAGGTATTAAGCCGTTAGGCGCTTCTGGCGGTGGTACACTTACATGGAAAAACACTGGTACATCTGATTTGAAATTAACAGCTACCTCAAGCGCAGGTACGAATGCGGGATCAGTTGTTATAACTGTAATGTATGCACAGGCATTCAATACAGCGGTCCAGCCGTAAGGAGTAACTGATATGGGTGTATCCCACATACAGGCTACAACAGTGGCAGACGCACAGGCTGCGTCTAATACTTATGTTGCCGCTGCCGCCCGACCAAACACAGCGTTTACTATTGCAAATTCTAGCTTTACTGCTGGAACTGCTAGATTGCTTACCGTTACCACTACAGGAACAGGTGATAGCGGAAAGACAGTCACTATAGTTGGGACTGATGCAAATGGTGATGCTCTTACTGAGGTGATAACATCTACTGGTGCCGCTGCGACTGTTACAGGTACAAGTTATTTCAAGACAATAACTTCAGCTACCTGTAGTACGCAGTATGCTGCTAACGTATCTGTAGGAATGGCAGCGCAAGCTGTTTCACAAATCACCAGAAACAGGGCTGTGTTAAAAGCATTCACAACAATATCAAATTCAGCAGCGCATCAGGTTGATTTTATTAGCGGTCTAACGCCAGAGAATGGTTCTGTTTTGTTTAGAACTAAAACTAGCGGCGTAAACAATGCTGCTGATGATGTTTATATACCAGATGAAGGTGTTTTATTTGAGGGCGGTCTTGTGATTAAATATCGTGTTGATGGATCTCATATGGTCACAGCCTTTGGTCATTTCTAAATAGGATAAGGTATGGCTGAGAAGAAGGGCACCATGAAGGGTCATACTATAAAGGGCGGTCACAAGCGCCCTACCAAATCTGGTGCTGGCATGACCAAGAAGGGTGTTGCTAAGTACCGTAAGGACAACCCCGGCTCTAAGTTAAAGACTGCTGTTACAGGTAAAGTAAAAAAAGGAAGCAAGGATGCAAAGCGGCGTAAATCTTTCTGCGCTCGTTCTGCTGGACAGATGAAGAAGTTTCCTAAAGCCGCTAAAGATCCTAACAGTAGATTAAGGCAAGCAAGAAAACGGTGGAAATGTTAAATGGCTATTTCTCGTTCCCAGATGGGCAGTCAACTAACAGGCAACAGAACCTCTACAGGTGATGATGCTAAAGACTTGGACATTATTCGTTTTGGCAAAGGTGGCAAGACGAAGAAGAAATCTAAAAGTCGTGTTAATGAAGCTGGCAACTATACTCAACCAGAGAAAAGAAAGCGGATATTTAACCGTATAAAGGCTGGCGGCAAGGGCGGCAAACCGGGGCAATGGTCGGCAAGAAAAGCGCAAATGTTGGCGAAGGCTTATAAAAAAGCAGGTGGAGGCTATAAAAGCTAATGGCGCTCAAGAAGTCACAGAAGAGCTTGAAGTCTTGGACGAAGCAAAAGTGGCGAACAAAGTCTGGCAAGCCATCGACGCAAGGGAGCAAGGCTACAGGCGAGCGATATCTTCCTGAGAAGGCTATCAAGTCTTTGACCTCTGCGGAGTACGCCGCTACTACGAAAAAGAAACGCGAGGCCACCAAGAAGGGCAAGCAGGTTGCCAAGCAGCCTAAGAAAATTGCAGAAAAAACCAAACGGTTTAGGAGCGTAGTAACATAATGGCTGTAGTAACCCCAGACATGCCAGAGATCTTTGAGGAAGCCTTTGAAAGGGCTGGCCTTGAAATGCGTACTGGATACGATCTTAAAACCGCACGAAGAAGTTTAAATCTTTTAACATTGGAGTGGCAGAACCGTGGTCTTAATCTCTTCACTATTGAAGCGGGTACGCTCGCTGTTACAGCGGGTACGGCAACGTATACCCTTCCTACGGACACCATCGATATCATCGAACACCAAATCCGTACAGGAACAGGTACAAACCAAATCGACACCTCCCTCGAAAGAGTCAGTGTCGCAACCTACGCCCAGCAAACCAACAAAAACACGGAAGGTAGGCCGACCCAAATCTACGTCCAAAGGCTCCCAACGGAAACAAAAGTAACTTTGTGGCCTGTTCCTGATAACACAACAGCTTACACAATATCTTACCATAGACTAAAGGGTATTGATGGGCTGTCATCTGGAGTAGGTACAACTATATCTTCTGTGCCACCTCGCTTTGTGCCCTGTTTGGTAGCTGGCATGGCTTATTACCTAGCCATGAAAAAGAACCCACAGATGGCGGTTGGACTAAAGCAAGAGTATGAGCTTCAGTATAATCTTGCAGCAGGTGAAGATGAAGAGCGAGCGTCAATAAGGTTTGTGCCCTTTAATACATACATAATGGGTGCGGGATGAGCTACGCGAGAGGCAAATATGCTTTTGGCTACTGTGATAAGACAGGGTTTAGATATCCTTTGTCTGACCTTGTTCCTGAGTTCAGCAACGGCGTTAAGACTGGATTTCTAGTTGGTCGTGATGTTGTTGATCCAGATCAGCCACAAAACTTTTTGGGCAGAGTTAAAATAAATGATCCTCAATCTCTGAGAAACCCAAGACCAGACACATCCTTGCAGGAGAGTCGTGGTCTGTTTGGGTTCAATCCCGTTTGGAACGACCTTCAGTTTATGCAGGCTGAAGTTGGAACTGTTACTATCAACATAACTTAGGAGTTAAGGCGATGATGAAGAAAAAGGGTTATAAAAAAGGTGGCGTTACCAAAAAAATGGCTGGTGGTGCAATGAAAAAGAAACCTGTAGCTATGAAAGCAGGTAGCAAGGTTACGAAGAAAGCCGCTGGCGGCAAGATGCCTATGGTCACAAAGAACGGAAAGAAAGTTCCAGCTTTTGCGGCTGATGGGGTAGGCAAGATGAAAAGGGGTGGCGTTACCAAAAAAAGAATGGGCGGCGCTATGATGAAAAAGAAAAAGGGCTACGCTAAAGGCGGTAAAACTAAAAAGTAAAGTCAACTTGGGGGGATAGATTGGCTTATTTGCAGAGTAACATACCGCACTTCAAGTGTTGGGTTCGCCGTGAGTATACTCACAACCATGAACAATACCACGGCGAGTTCTTACATGCGATGGCAATAGCGGTAACGACAATGCCAAACAGATGCTTGAGCTTTCAAGTTATCTTTACAGGATGTGAGGCAGATGAAGAAGGGGATGAGAATGTACACGGTGGCGCAATGTGGGCGAGAATGCCTATAACCGCTCTTGTAGCCGATGAGCCGCTCAATGAGTGGCCTTCTGCCATGTCTGTGCATGATGCCCAGCCTTGGGACTGTTCGTCCTACAATCACGCTGTGTACGTCTTGGATAGAGCAACACCATGTCCTTGGTTGGCAAAGATAGATGGGAATATGTATCCTGCTAAATATATGTTTACTGTTGATTACTCTGAGAGTGAGATAGCAGATGATCCAGCACAACATAAGCAAAGTCATGTTATGCAGCTTTTAGATGCTGGAGAGTGGACTGGTAATGTGGTGGCACTGCCTAATAATCGTGTAAGGGTTACTCATCCTGCGTGGTTTGAGACTGGTACTGGTGCCCCAGACTTCAAGCCATCTCAACATATACACTATTCAAAATCTGATTTAGACTATACTATGGATGTCAATAAAATATTCGATAACCTGTACCAAGAGGAATAAGTTCAAATGAACTATTCAGAACTGACGCAAGCGATCAAAGACTATACGGAGAACACAGAGAGTACCTTTGTGACCAATATCCCTAACTTTGTGCGTCAGGCTGAAGAGCGGATCTTTAGGGATATCACTATTCCAGAATTACGCAGGAACGTCACAGGCAATGTAAATGCTGGCAATAAGTATGTTGCGAGGCCTGATGACTTTTTAGCCACTTTCTCCTTAGCTATTATCAATGGTACAACGTACAATTACCTTTTAGACAAAGAGGTAAACTTTGTGCGTGAAGCTTTCCCTGATACCACAGTGCAGGGCTTGCCTCAGTATTATGCTATATTTGATGGAGATACCGCAACAGGTCATGGTAACTTTTTGCTAGGCCCTACGCCTGATGCTGCATATAACTTAGAGTTACATTACTATTATGATCCACCTTCTATTGTTACTGCGAGTACATCTTGGCTTGGAGACAATGCAGAAGCGACATTGCTTTACGGATCTCTCATAGAGGCGTATACGTTTATGAAGGGCGAAGGCGATATGGTTCAGTTGTATAATGAAAGATATTCATCAGCCCTTATAAATATGGCTACCTTGGGTGCTAAGTTAAGAACTGATACATACAGGCAACCCGCCGCGTAGGAGATAGGGTATGGCAATAATTCAAACAACATGTACGTCTTTTAAGCTTCAGCTTCTAAAGGCAGAACATGATTTTGAAGCACATACGTTTAGGATAGCTTTGTATTCCAGCACGGCATCTTTGGGGGCTGATACGACTGTATTCAGTACAGCAAACGAAATAACCAATACATCTGGAACGGCGTATACTACGGGGGGCAAGCCGTTGACAGTTACATCTACATTTCCAAAGACCTCTGGCACTACCGCTATTGTGGACTTTGATAATATTTCATGGACTGACGCAAGCTTTACAGTAAGGGGGGCGCTGATCTATAACGCGAGTGCTTCCAATAAAGCTGTTGCTGTGTTAGACTTTGGAAGCGACAGGGTTGCTAGTAGTAGCACCTTTGAAATACAATTCCCCGTAGCGGATGCCACATCTGCTATAATTCGCATAGCATGATAGGAGTTATCTAAATGGCGAGCTTTGTAAAAGTAAACGATTTTGTGGTAAATGCAGTCCACAATGTAGACCTTGCAAGCGATCAGCTTGCTGTAGCCTTAACAAATACTGCACCGGGCAGTGAATCAAGCAACCCAACCGCAGATGGTAATGGTATTGTTGGTAATCTCACACAGATTAGCTACAGCAATGTGTCTTCTCGCAACCTGACTACAAGCTCATCATCACAGTCTGGTGGTGTATATAAGCTGGTTGTCGCAGATCTTACGCTTACTGCCTCTGGTACGGTTGGTCCATTCCGTTACATTTATATCTTTGATGATACGGTTACTTCTCCAGCGGATCCAATCATTGGGTACTATGACTATGGCACCTCATTGACGCTGAACAACGGTGATACCTTTACCCTAGACTTCAGCCCAAGCAACGGTGTCATCCAACTAACATAAGGCAGTATCATGGCGAAGCTCTTTAACAGAGCCAAGATGACAACCAGTACCACGGGTACTGGCACAATCACACTTGGCAGTGCGTCTACGGGGTTTCAGAGTTTCGCGGATGCTGGGGTTAGTAACGGTGACGTAGTACAGTACGTTATTGAGGAACTTTCTAACTTTGAAATAGGAACTGGTACATACACTTCGTCTGGCACAACCCTTACAAGGACTGTGCAGGAGAGTTCAAACTCAGATAATGCCATCAGCCTCGCGGGGAACGCTGTTGTCTTTATTAGTGCGGTAGCCAGTGACTTAAACATCTTGCAGAATGCAGGGTCTACCAAGGTTGCGGCTACATCCTCTGGTGCCACGGTTACAGGTAACTTGGCTGTAACGGGCACTGTGGATGGACGCGATATTGCAACGGATGGCACAAAGTTAGATACTGTAGAAACCAATGCTGACGTAACGGATAGCTCAAATGTAGGATCTTCTCTTACAGGTTTTGCTACGGGCACAGATGCAGGTTCCTCTGATCTTATTCCTGTTTACGATGTGAGTGCATCTGCTTGGGAAAAGCAGACTATCGCCAATGCCGCTCTGCAAGGACCGACTGGGCCTACTGGCCCCACAGGTCCAACTGGCCCGACAGGGCCAAACGGACCTACTGGCCCTACTGGACCCCAAGGTCAAAAGGGCCAAAAGGGGGAGGTTGGTTCAACAGGCCCAACAGGCCCAACTGGCGGTACTGGACCAACGGGTTCGACAGGCCAAAAAGGTCAGAAAGGCGAGGTCGGTAATACAGGCGGCACAGGCCCAACCGGACCGACAGGCCCTACGGGTCAGAAGGGCCAGAAAGGTGAAGTCGGTAATACTGGTGGAACAGGCCCGACTGGACCGACAGGCCCCACAGGGAACACGGGCGGTACAGGTCCGACTGGCCCACAAGGACAAAAAGGACAGAAGGGGCAAAAGGGTCAAACTGGTAACACAGGGCCAACCGGACCAACGGGGCCAACCGGACCAACGGGTTCGCAAGGCCCAACGGGAGGCACAGGCCCAACGGGAAGCACAGGTCCAACTGGCCAGAAGGGGCAGAAGGGGCAAACAGGAAGCTCTGGCGGCACAGGCCCAACGGGTCCGACTGGTCCAACAGGACCATCAGGTAGCCCCTTTGGTGGTGGTACGTTTACTAATAATATAGCCTTTAATGACGGATATGGTATAACCCGTGTTGAGGATATTGGTCTTGATGGCAAGCTATATCATTATGGCGATACAGATACATACATACGATTTCACAGTTCAAATCAGATGGAGTTCGTCGGAGCGGGCGCTCAGATTGCAACATTTTATGGAGCATCGGGGCAAGCTGGAAATGTATATTTTAGCAACATTAGTTTTGTTCAAGTAAGTTCTGACTTACGTGCGACAGGAAACATAACCGCGTATTATTCAGATGAAAGACTAAAAACTAAAACGGCTAATATTGAAAACGCGCTTGATAAAGTAAACTCGCTTCAAGGCTTTTACTATGTAGAGAATGATTTAGCGCGGTCCTTTGGGTATACTAGTAGTCAAACACAGGTAGCTTTATCTGCTCAGCAAGTAAAAGCTGTAATGCCTGAAGTTGTTAGCCTAGCTCCTTTTGATATTGCAAATGTACGAGAGTTTGAAACTGGTGCTGAGAAAGATCAAAAATCTGAGTCAGGAGAAAATTACTTAACAATAGATTATGCAAAACTGGTTCCTCTTTTAGTTGAAAGCATTAAAGAATTAAAGGCTAGGATTGAGGTTTTAGAAAATGGCTCTTCCTAGTAGTGGTGCAATATCTTTAAATGAAATGCACGTTGAGGTTGGAGGTTCTAGCGGCTCACAGGTTTCATTAAACGATGCTGATATTCGTGGGCTAATCTCAAAAGGCTCTGGCGTTCAAATGTCTTTTAATGAATGGTATGGCGCATCAGCAGGGCCAGCATTAAATAACTTTGACTTATTAAATGCAACTTTTGGATCAGAAAGAACTTTAGTTCAATTACAGCCAACGAATGTTGGTACTCAACAAAATACTCAATGGATGAGACTTCCAAATTATAGTGATGATGCTTTTATGGCAGACTTTAGCCATGATGGAACAAAAATGTTTGTCATGGGACTTCCCGCTACGTCCTCCGCTGGTAACGCTTCGCTTTATAGGTACGATATGAGTACAGCTTGGGATATAACAAGCGCCGTGGGGCAAACTGGTTTGTCGGGTACAACAAGTAATGGTTACGTTCTTCCAAGAACTATCGGTGGCACTAGTATTACTTATGGTAGTTATAGTAATCCCCCCTGCTTTAAGTTTTTTAACAGTGGTCAGGGGATTCTAATTTCATATCAACCAAGCAGCAATCGTGCAAGTTTGATCTACGGCTCAATGACAACTTCTTATGATCCATCTACCGCAACTTGGTCAACATTGAATACAAATATAAATTACATGAGTAGAACATTTAATATTGCTGTAACTCAAGATTTAAAAACTATAATGTTTTCTGCTAACTACTCTAATATTTTTTATCCTTTCGCAAGACTTGTAAGACTTGTTAGCTCATCAGCTAATGCAATGAGTAGTGGACTTTCTGCATACACACAGACTGTTTATGATTACAGGGTTTATCAGGGTGCTGGTAGTACTAACAATACATCCAGAACTTGGATTTTTGGTCTTGATGTAGACATGTCTTCTACATCTTCTTACGCGGGCGGCACAAATATTACAGGTTATACAAACCAATATACTAAGCGTTATATACATAGATATGATGATACGTTTAATGGCAGTAGTAGTGATTTTAATGCAAATACTTCCGCAGGGTCGGCAGCTACCAACGTATTAACTCCTTCTGAAAGTGATGCTTATAAAGCCATAAGGCGTATAGTAATAAATTCAGCGGGTACAAAAGGGCTTGCCCAATTAGGACCAACTGCCACTGTAAGCGGTGGCTTAACTTCCACGGAAGCAAAGAATTGGACTTACCCCCAACGGATCGTTAATGTAACTTGGTAACTATCATTAGGTGGGGGGATAATGAGGCAAAATTGGCAGATGTGGTCTGGTGGATTATCTGACGAAGATCTTTCAACAGTGCTTTTAAAAGCGGCAAAGCTTAACACAAAAGCTGCTACAACTTTTAACAATGCAGACACGAGCGTAAGGTCAAGTGATGTAGCTTGGTTAAGCGGCAACACAGAGGTTCAAGATATTCTCTGGAGATATGTAAAAGCTGCGAACGAAAATGCTTTTCACTGTCAAGTTGAAAATATTTGTGACATTCAATTTACAGAATATCACGCTGATAAGGGTGGTCATTACGACTGGCACATAGATGTAAACTGGAACGGCAATAATTTTAGAGACAGGAAATTAAGCGTCACGGTTCAGCTTTCAGACACAAGCGAATATGAGGGCGGGGGATTTGAGTTTGCGGAATGCCAAACACCAGACGCTTCATCTCGCCTCAAGGGAACCGTACTAGTTTTCCCAAGCTATTTGCAGCATAGAGTTTTGCCTATAACAAGAGGCACAAGAAAAAGTCTTGTTGCGTGGTTTGAAGGTCCAAGGTGGCAATAGTCTATCAGATTTCTCTGCATGGGTCTGCTTATGACGCACGGGGAAAAGATTGGGATACGGTAGAGAAGGAGACGGGCTGCATTAGAGACGCGCAGTGGCGTGATCCAATACTCTACAGGCCCCTGTTGATTACGGAGTTTGGTTGCGCTGTTAGCCACCTCAAGGTTTGGGAAAAGATAGCGGCATCTAATCGCAATGGGATAATCCTTGAAGAAGATGCAGTCTACGATAGCATTGACCCTAATGCGGTAGACACCCTATTGAAGGAGCATGACAGCGTTTGGTTGGGATACCGTCTTAATACTCTTGGCTATTGGTATAATTGTCATGCTTACGCTATTAGACCAGAAACCGCCAAGAGATTGATAGAAGGCTACAAGGATGCTATCATCCCTGTAGATGAGTGGGTGCCTGCCAAGCTAAAAGTTCAATCGAACTTTTTCTTTACACCAGAGGTGGTAAAGCAGATACCAAGAGAAGTTAGACCAAGCACGATTGAGGGGGAATCAATGCAGGTACATGTACTAACCGTTGGAACAGATCAAAGTAAAATGTGGGCTTTAGAGCAATCTGCAAAAGCGCACGGGATAACGTACTTAAATCTAGGTCGCCAAGTAACTTGGATGGGCGGCACAATGGAAGTCCAAGGCGGGGGCCAAAAGATTAACCTTGTACGCAACCACCTTGAATCGCTGCATGATGGAGATGTTGTGCTGTTCGTTGATGGGTATGATGTTATCATAAACGATACGCTGCCTACTATCTTAGAGAGATATGAGGATATGGGTGCGGATATCATATTCGCAGCAGAAAAGAACTGTTGGCCCGATTCGACGATGGCGTCACAATTTCCTCTGTCAACAATCTATAGGTACTTAAACAGCGGCGCGTACATAGGTAAAGTGGGTATGCTCAAAGAGTTTCTTAATGAGGCCGTGCCCAATGACTCTGATGATCAACTATGGATGCAAAAAAGATTTTTATCATCTGACTGGCAATCTACGGCTTCTGCTAATTTAGATTACGAAGGATACATCTTTCAGTGTGATGACGATATTGAGATTATCAATGGTCAACTATCAAACGGCATGTGCTGCCCATGTATCTATCATGGAAATGGTGGCGATGACGCAAAGGTAAGATTTAAAAATCTTGCAGATAAATTTGGTTATGTAGAAGAGGCAGACGTATTATCTCCAGTATTCCATAAGGGCCTTGAGTACGAAGAGATTGCACCAGAAATACTGGTGACGGAGTTTATGTCAGAGGCTCAGTGCCAACAGTACATTGAAGCATCAGAAGGCCTTGGTAGATGGGGTGAGCTTGATGGTGATAAGTTTCCAGCGCAAGAAATAAGACTCAAAGAACTAGCTTTGTGGAACGAGATATCAGGACTATGGGCTAACAAGCTTAGTAAGATATGCGAGAAGCATTGGTATCCAGAAGCGTACCTTGGGTTACGTGATGCGTTTACTATGCGTTATTCTATGGACACACAGACAGAATTAGGTTTGCATACAGATGCGTCTTTATTCACAGGCAGCGTAAAGCTTAATGATGATTACGCTGGTGCGGAGCTTGTTTTTCCTAGACAAGAGTTTACAAACAAGGATGTAAAAGTTGGGCAGTGCATTTTGTTTCCGTCTATGGTAACACATGGACATAAGGTTCTTCCTTTGCGTGGGGGAAAGAAGTATAGCTTGACCATGTGGACCTGTCGATATGAGGGTGACTCAAACTAAAAACAATGTTAGCCTCCTGCTATGTTAGGACAAGCCCCCATAGCAGGTGCCCCGTTAGCGGGTTCTGGTAGTGTAGCTAGAATTGTTAGCCTAGACCACGGGTCTTTTGCAACAACAGGTCAGGCGGCGGGAACTAATATAGCCCTCAGTGATGGTTTTGGCACAGGCAGCTTCGCTGTTTCTGGTCAGACAGTTACTCTTAACATAGCTATGAATGAAGACTTTGGAGTGGGTAGCTTTGCAGTTACGGGTCAGGCTGCGCCTCTAAATGTTTCCGCAAGTCTTGCGACAGGTTCTTTTGCTGTAGTTGGGCAAGAAAACAGCATAGTTGCGGGTAAAGCGTTACCGGGTGGCGCAGAAGCAGGTTCCTTTGCGCTTACAGGTCAAGCCTTTTCTCCTGTATTAGATGTAAGTGCTATACTGGATCACGGAAGTTTTGCCGTAACAGGTCAGTC